AATAAGAAGTATGGAGGAGATTGGGTGATGGAGAGTACGGGAGAGAACATCGAACCGGTCTATTTCGACGATATCTCTTCACTCTCTTACCTTTTAGATGCTGCACCAGGTCATACAATCGCAATTAAAAGTGACGGAACTATTTGGGGTATCGGTATCAATATTTATGGTCAATTAGGTCTTGGAGATAATGATGAAAGAACTGCATTTACACAAATAACAGAATATAATGGCAGACCCCAATCGGTTTCGTCCGGTTCTTATCATACTATATTAATGATGGCAAATAAATCTATTTGGGGGACTGGGCTAAATGATAATGGTCAGTTAGGTATTGGGGATACTACTAATAGAAATACATTCACACAAATTACAAGCATTGGTGGTAGACCTCAATCTATTTCATGTGGTGCATCTCATACCATAGTATTGATGACCAATAATACAATTTGGGGAACTGGGAGAAATAATGAGGGACAATTAGGTCTTGGAAATATTATTAGTCAAACTACTTTAACACAAATGATAATTCCTAGCGGACGTATACCCAAATCTATTTCATGTGGAGATTCTCACACCATAGTATTGATGATGGATAACACGATTTGGGGTACTGGTGCAAATAATGATGGACAATTAGGTCCTGGGGATGGTAGTCAAAGAGATACATTAACCCAAATCACAAGTGATATTAGTGGATGTACTCCCAAATCTATTTTTTGTGGTAATTATCATACCATGGTCTTAATGACCAATAATACAATTTGGGGGACTGGGAATAATTTTGATGGACAAATTGGTGTTGGTAGTCTTGATAAAAAATTTACATTAACACAATTAACGAGTGATATTAGTGGTTGTACGCCCCAAACTATTTCTTGCGGTAATACTCATACCATGGTCTTGATGACAAATAAAACAATTTGGGGGACTGGTAAAAATATTCATTCTGGAAAATTAGGAATCGGAAATTATACTAATAAAAATGCATTAACGCAAATAACAAGTGATATTAGTGGTTGTACACCTCTTTCTATTTCATCTGGCGAGAGTAACACAGTGGTATTAATGACGGATGGAACGATTTGGGTAACTGGTAATGATGGCGTAGGACTTAGAAATACATTAGCGCGTTTTATTACAAATAATAGTGATTTCTCATATGTTGCTGGTACAGATATTGTTTTTAATGTACCTTGTTTCAAAGAGGGTACATTTATTCTAACTATTGATGGGTACCGGCTTATAGAAGATCTAAGAAAAGGAGATTTAGTCAAAACAATCTATGGTCATATCCCTATTCATGCGATTGGTAAAAGACAACTAAATCACTTGGCACTAGATGAACGTATCAAAGATCAGTTGTACGAATACAATACACATGATGCGCCTCTTGTTATAACTGGGACTCATTCTGTTTTAGTAGATGCATTTACAGATGAAACCCAAAAAAATAAAACAAAGAATATACTTGGTAAAATATATGTAACAGATAACAAATATAGATTACCAGCATGCGTCGATGAACGAGCCACCGTATACGCAAATCCTGGTACATATAATATATATCATTTGGCATTAGAACACGATGATTATTATATGAATTACGGTATATATGCGAACGGTTTATTTGTAGAAACATGTTCAAAACGCTATTTGAACGAATTATCAAATATGGAATTGATTGAGTAATATGCATCACGAATAATATATTTTTATTTATTATATGTCTGAATCATTTCAATTGGTTCATCCTCCTATTATGTCCTGTACCAATGTACTTTTGATTGACAATTCTGTAATGGATCCATATGTGTTTTATAATTCGGCGAATACAAATACATTTCCGATTCTTTATTCTTCTTCTTCTGCCAAATTTGAACTGCTTCTTGTTTTGCAGCAACTCTCTTTTGTACGTGTCGGTATTGTCTTTGTTCATAATCAGTTTTTGGACAACCATTCTTTTTTTGAAAGTGACAACGTTGGCTTTATCAAGGCATTAGGTGTCAGTCATATTGATTTCTTGGCATGTGAAACTCTCAATGATCCCCAATGGGTCAATTATTATTCAAAACTGTCTCCTATTACTATTGGGGCATCTAATGGCAAAACAGGTAATATAAAGTACGGTGGAAATTGGGTTATGGAAAGTACAAATGAAGATATTAAATCCATTTATTTTACCGAAAGCATTGAACATTACACGTATCTTTTAGATTCAACATCAAGTCATACAATAGGTATTAAAAATGATGGAACTATATGGGGGACTGGTGCAAATAGCAATGGTCAATTGGGGCTTGGTAATCTTGATCAAAAAACTACATTAACACAAATGACAAATATTAGTACGCCCAAATATATTTCATGTGGTGCATCTCATACCATGGTGTTAATGACAAATGGAACTATTTGGGGCACTGGGTTAAATAACGGGCAATTGGGTCTTGGGAATACTACTCAAAAAACTACATTAACACAAATAACAAGTGATATCAGTGGTTGTACGCCCCAAACTATTTCATGTGGTGATACTCATACCATGGTATTGATGACGAATGGAACTATTTGGGGGACTGGGATAAATGATTACGGACAATTAGGTCTTGGAAATACTACTCAAAAAACTACATTAACAAGAATCACGAGTGACATTAGTGGTTGTACACCTGAATATATTTCTTGTGGTGCATATCATACCATGGTATTGATGACGAATGGAACTATTTGGGGGACTGGGATAAATGATGACGGGCAATTGGGTATTGGTAATCTTGATCAAAAAACTACATTAACACAAATCACAAGTGATATTAGTGGATGTATACCTAAGTATATTGCTTGCGGTAATTTTCATACCATGGTATTGATGACCAATGGTACCATTTGGGGAGCAGGACAGTCTGTACTAGGTCAGTTAGGTATTGGAACTCCTAGTGGTTCAAAAACTACATTGATACGAATTACAAGTGATCTTAGTGGGCGTACGCCTAAATATATTTCATGCGGATATGCTCATACCATGGTATTGATGACAGATGGAACTATTTGGGGAACTGGGTTAAATGGAAATGGACAATTAGGTCTTAATGATATTATTAATAAAACTACGTTAACACAAATCACGAGTGATATTAGTGGATGTACACCTAAATATATTTCTTGTGGTGCATTAAATACCATGGTGTTAATGACCAATGGTATCATTTGGGGGACTGGTTTGAATTCTAATGGGCAACTGGGTATTGGAAATACTACTCAAAAAACTACATTAACAAAATCAACTACAAATAATAGTAATTTCTCATATATTGCTGGTATGTATGATGCTTATCCTTACTCTGTTCAATTCAATACAGATATGAAATTTATCGGGACTGAATCGTATCAACGTTTGTATGATATGAATATTCAACCTTCTCAAATGACAATTTCAAATAGAAATCGTTTTATTTATGCTACAATGAATTCTGACACACTTCAATTCTCTAATATGAGCACTTCTCTCACTTCATCATATGGGATTAATGGAGTTATGGCATCTGAACCAGTTCGTTGTAATTATTCTACATTATCTTTGCCTGTCAACAATAGAGCAGTTGGGTATATTCAGGAAGGCACACCTACAACCGTAGTCGATAATGCTCAACTTCTAAAAACATTAGTCCTAGGAGTTGGTGTATGGATACTAACAGGAAGTTGTGGGTTTATTGCATCTACTTCTAAATATCACATTTTAACTATTAGTACATCAAGTAGTGTGGGTGTGGTAGAGACAACATGTCAAACACGAGTTTTTTCTGATAGTCCAGCCTTACCTGTGTTACAATGTCAACGGTTTGTAACGAATGATGTATCAACAACATATTATCTAAGAGCAGTTTCTGAATCTCAAACTAATATTATACCTTCAACCGTAGTTTTTCAAGCTACACGAATTGCATAAAATTGAAATGATCATTTCGTATATTTTTTATTTCACTATTTCAAATGGAGTTCCTCCGAACCGATTATTCTTTGCTTCAACTCACCAAAGAGGATGTATATAGGTTAAAAATAATAGGTGATCTTTACATAGGTAAATTGCGTTTTCATGCAATAGATAATTATTTATATAACGATGAACAAGATTTGGTGGGTATAATACAAAATAATTCAATTCAATGGGTCGATGTAATTTAAAATATAATTATAATATAATGAGTACGCGAAAGAATAATTCTACTTCAATAATAATTACCTTTTTAGATTTTTTAAACGTAGTTAAAATGTATCATTGGAACACTCGCTCGTATGCCGAACATACCGCAACGGATGCATTATACAGGGTTTTAGGAAAAAACATTGATAAATTTGTAGAAAATATGTTAGCTGATAAGAGGCTCCCTACATTGAAAACAAAAATATATATTGTAAACACAAATCGTCCTGTATTTATGAGTAAATTGAATAAATTTAAAAGTTTTTTATTGAAACTAAACATGACCCCTGATTTGATGAATATTAGAGATGATATGTTGTCGAACGTAGATCAATTTATATATTTAATGTCTCAACATTGATATAAATATTTTTAATTTGTTAATATAATGTCTGAAATTAAAACACCCGGAATAAAGGATTTACAACAACTATTAGATGAAATTATTCAAGGTGCCGCAGATAAGATACCGCGGGCAGAAAAACTAGTCGCAACTCTTGAAGAATCTATTAAACTAAAAAGATTGGAAATGATGAATATTACTCAAAAGGAACCAAAAGTTAAATCTGATGAAGTATCCGAGGAACTTAAATCAGTTGTTGAGCTCGAAGTTCCAGAAGAACTCAAAACGTATGAGGGTGTGGTGGATGATCCAATCATGAATAAATTACATAGTTTACAAGTTGAGTGGTCAAAATTACTTGATAATTCATATTTGATAGAAAATATTTTATTAAAACTAGAACAATATAAAACATACGTCCATAGTAATATACATGACACTAAATATATTATTATTTCACATATCATTTTAGATGTATGTAAACTTGATTCGATCGAACTGGTAAAGTCGACTATTGAGTTTTGCAACACAGAACTTTCAAATATAAATGCTACGGGGCCCAAAGATGGATCCAGTAAAGTCAGTTTAAATAATACTCAGACGGTTACTAGTAAGAATAGTTTAAATCCTGGCGAGGCAGTTCCCGTAATTAGTGAGGCCGGTACTAGTGAGGCTGCTAGCGAGGCAGTTCCCGTAATTAGTGAGTCCGGTACTGGTGAGGCTGCTAGCGAGGCAGTTCCCGTAATTAGTGAGGCCGGTACTGGTGAGGCTTCTAGTAAGGTAGTTCCTGTAATTAGTGAGTCTGGAACTGGTGAAGCAGTTACTGTAAATAGTCGGGTTAGTTTATCTAATAAGGCTAGTACTAGTGGAGCTAATTCAGGTAGAAGCCAACAATTACACATTGGAGGAAGTAGTCTTCTTGTAGAACCAGAAATAATACAAACAATTACACCAAACATTAAATCGAATCCTAATGTTGTAACATCTATGAAACAACTATTTAATCCTACACTGGTAGACATGGCATTTGTTAATAGCAATGAATATGATAAATATATTAGATGTATACCGAAATTATATGAAATAGGACGAGAAAGTTTAAATATTCTTATAAAAAAATACATGATAATATATTACGAAATACGTCTTCTTATTGAAGATATGTTAAATACGACCGATGATGTAACATCTGAATATTTTACGTATTATTTGACGGACTTAAATAAATTAAGAAAAAAACAACATGCTACGTTACAAGATATAGAATACAATATATTAACAAATACAAAAAAAGATGAAAATAAACAAAATTTAAAATACATTCGTTTATTAATACAAGAAATCTACAAAATATCTAATTATGAATATTATTTATATAAAAAGAGTGGTACTTGGACAGATTTACCTTGTGAAATTACAGAAGGTAATAAATTACTTTCAATGAATTTAACTAGTTATACGTCTCAACATGATGTACAAGATTATTTTGATTATTTAATCAATGAATATATATATTATAAACAATCTCAGTGTATATATTTTGTAAATCCAGATGCATTTACAGATTTATTATATGATAGATTAGAAGATGAATGTAACAACCTGTATAAAACGGGTATAACTGAATATTATAGAACATATATAGATCCATCAACTGCGTCAAATGGTAATTCGATCGTCGCTGTATCACGACCAGTAAATAATGTTCAATACGCTATTGAGAAGAATGGAACATTATCTTCAACTGGACCAGCTTTTTCAATAAATGATTTACCTGTAAATCCACCGATATCAAAAGCCGCTGATTCAACACCAGTAATTGTAGCTGTAAATACACATCCAAATCAAGCCACCGCAATCCCTGCTGATTCAACACCAGTAATTGTAGCGAAAAATGTAGCTGTAACTACACACCCGAATCAGGCCACTGCAATCCCGGCTGATTCAACATCAGAAATTGTAGCTGTAACTACACACCCGAATCAGGCCACTGCAATCCCGGCTGATTCAACACCAGTAATTGTAGCTGTAAATACACATCCAAATCAGGCCACCGCAATCCCCGCTGATTCAACACCAGCAAGTGTTCCAATAGCATTTGCCATAGAACCTACTGCATCAACACCAGTATTTGCTGAGAATGACTCATCTGTAACCAAACATCCGAATACTAAATTCGATGATTCAAGAGCAAATAGTGTACCTTTAACTACACCCGCTGTTTCAAAACTACATTCATTGAATGATATGACAATTGCCACAACACTTGAAAAATCAAAATATGCAGATCCTACGCCTGAATCACAAGAATGGTACAATGCATTATTGAAAGCAGATAATATACAAAAAACAGAAAATATAGATTTAATAAATATAATAGGTATACTCAATAATATAATAATCCATCTGAATACAAAAAAAGAAATACCGGATAGTCAAGTGTCACTTTTACTTGATTATTTAGAAATTATTACTGATTCTAAAATGATGAAAGCATGGAATGATATGATATTCGGTTTAGTATTCAAACCAGAAACGAATACACCTGATCTTAATAGTTCAATCAATGAAATTATACAAAGTTTGCGTACAGATGTTAAAATAGATGCAACAATGAAACAACATATTGAAAAATATATAATAGAAAAACTGAATGTTCCGAATTCAAAGTATAATAATGTGATTCAAAAATTTAAAAATATACCAATTGATTCTGATTTATCTAATATAAAAGATGAAATTATTCTGGTGGTTGCTTAACGGTTTCTACCTCTTTGTTATCTGTCTTTTGGTTAATGATATCTACAACCTCTTTGATTGCATCCTTTTGAAAAGACACATACCAACCAGTATATGAACCCAAACTTGGCATGTCATTTACCACTTTTGTGCATATTTTCAGTAGCTCATCCGAATCAAAATTTGGATAATCTACGACCACCTTTTTAATAACTTCTTTAATTGCCTCCGGCCTAGACGGAGGAGGAAAGTTGCTGTAATAGTCCATCATTTTATAATATATAAATGAATTTAATTTTAAATCAATTTTATATATAAATGGAAGAGTGTATAATTTGTTTTGAAGAAACCAGTGAATTTATGTTTTATACATGTGCCCACAAGGTGTGTAACAATTGTTACCCTAAGATAAGAACATGTCCTATATGTAATACGCCAAGAGAATCAGAAATTATCATAATACACCCCAGACATACTATTTATGTAGAAGATACAAGAAGAACCTATAATTTTATATTATGCATCTCAACTATTTTAATTACAAGCATTATTGCATTATATTTTTATAATACTAAATAGTATGGAACTACATTGGTTTGATTTTGTTACATTGTGTATGTTTATCGTTTTCATACATGGTTCATTCAAAAATGAACCAGATGTATTCGTGCAAATTAATTTTTTTATAAAAGTATTTATTGGGTTTTATTTAATATATAAGTTTAATGATTTTAGAAAAGTATCTAAAATTACAGTACTAGATCAGAAAATTTGTGCATTTGCTGGATTCTACATACTGGTATTTTCGTTTGCAGATGTAATTACTATTTACTTAGATAACATAAGAAATTACATCAAAAAAATTCTCGCGAGTGGGGATTGAACCCACGACCTGCGGATTTACAGTCCGTCGCTCTACCAACTGAGCTATCACGAGTGGTGTGTATATTTATATTTTTGGTTTATTCCTCCTTAGTTGGTCGCACCTCATGACGCTCAACCTCACACATGAGTTTACCATTTGACAATGGGGCAGTAATCTGTCCAACCTTTGTCTTAGTATCATCCATCTTTACGCGGAGTCCACTTACGTACTCGCCACGTTTAAGGTACTTGTATCCTTCTACCTTAATATCACTGTGGTGGCAAAATAACTCTTCGCCAGTAGAGCTTAATGCAAAACCGAATCCCTTGCGCTTGTTAAACCACTTTACTTGAAACAATTCAGACTGGCTCATCTTATACTATACTATGTCGTATTTCTTTATATTATTTATATAATTAAATATTCTAAGTATGTATGTCTGAAACTAAGCGAATGGCAGTATTATTGTCTGGGTTACATTATATTCCTCATTTTAGACATTGGCACAGTGGATATATAGATATTGATTTTCGACATTACATTAATAATATTAAAGATCATGTGTATTACCCTTTTATTAAACAAGGATATATTATTGATTTTTTTCTTTGTACTAACCATTCAGTTATTGAAGATGAATTAAATATATATAATCCTGTAAATATTAGTTTTACAGATAATACAAATCACTTGAAGAAATATAAAGGGTTTTGTGATATATTAGAACACGGAAATAAAAATAATTTTAGCTATGATTTGATATGCAGTACACGATTTGATATATACTTTATGAAAGATTTTGAAATAGATAAGACAAAATTAAATATTTTTTCTATATTAGAAGTAAACCATTTTATATGTGATAATTTTTATCTATTTCCAGGTAATATGTTACATAAAATGATAGAAATATTCAAATTAGCGAATGATGACAAGCTGTTTGGACATTCAATTATAAATAAGTTAAATTATGATGAAGTAAATTTTATAAAAAATGAATATACATATGTAGGAAATTTGACTAGTTATAAATTACATTATTTAAGTAAGAGAACATACAGTTAATCAATTAATGATTTCACAATAGAAACCCATTCGTCTATATCGGGATTCTCTCTAATATCCTGATTTGCATCTATAATCCTGACTCCATCAATTGATGACAACCATGTGTCGTGGTATTGATGGCACTTTTTGAGATAATCAATGGGTATATTTTCTTCGGATCTAGCCCTAAGATCTACGCGTGCCTTGGAAACATGAGGGTCCGTCCTGAGATATACATAATGGTAAGGTACCGACATTTCTTGAAATTCTGTAAACCATTTATTGTATATTTGGTAACCAATAGAATCAATCATACCGTCGTCATAGAGCATTTTACAGAAAACATTCTTATCTGTAAAGAGACATCTCTCTGTAATAATGTATTTGTATTGTGGATTTTCAAGAGCCCTTTTTAAAATAGATAGACGAGAGATATACGCCATCATCTGGAATGGAAATGCATATTGTCGCTGATCCCTGTAATAATGTTCCAAAATATTAGTCCCCGAATTATCCTGTATCGCTAGCCATTCTTGTACCGGTTCTTGAAGAAAACAAATGTCGCTGCGGTGAGCAAATCTCTCCTTTAACTCTTGAACAAAAGTAGATTTACCCGAACCGATGTTTCCTTCAATGGCGATGATGGACATTTTTTTACAAATGATATATACAAATGTGTTTAATTCAATTTTATAGTATTCATATATTTGATAATACTTTTTCCAGACGCTTTAAATGTCGTACCGGTATAATTCGGATTATTGTATCTTTATCTACTTCTTCTGAATGAATTTTAATATCACACATGAATGCAGAGTATTTACTAGATATATTAATGTTTAACATTACAATTGGATAATAAATATCTACACCCGATTCTATAAGAATCAGTTCACTGTATTCGTATATCCTGTCTTCAGGATTATTAAATTTTATTATATAAATCTGGTATGCATTTCCTGGTTTAAGAACGCCATTATGCAATTTATCAGAATAAAACTCGTTTACTGCATCAACAGATAAACGACAACGAGATACAGATATCATTTTTATTCATCTATAAAGAAATATATTTATATTCAATTTAATTTTCCCATTCAAATTCAGCTAACAAGTATATTCTGTATCTTAAAATGTATAATCTCATTAGTTTATCATAAGGAAGTGCTCCCATGCGACGATGGATCATTTTATCTCTCGTCCACCAAGATTCTTTTAATTTCATTAGTTCCAAGTAATAACGTTGGTTTGTCATGATGCGCAATTTTCGCCAATTAGGGCGAGTGATCGGCATAGAATATTCCTTTATTAGAGAGATAACATCGTCTGGTAGTTCCATTGAATAAAAATATATTTTATATTTATTTCATTTTATACACATTTACATCTGCATACATTTGGTATGTCTTCGCCATCAATATAATTGCCGCATTTACAAAACCACATTTGATGTTGTATATGGTAAGAGTACCATTTAAATACATACATATCATCTGTCAATTCATCTAGATCATCATATCTTGGCCAATTATATACATTGATAGCCAATTGCAATAATCTATTTACTGATTTTTTGATTAGTTTATTTTTGTATTGCATTGGATGTAAGAAAGCAAAACTATTAATTATATATATGCAATCATCCGGTAAAGGCAAATTACTAAGTGCGATACTCATGTTTTATCAATACAATATAATAATAAATGATTCAATTTTGCAAATAAAATTGAATTAGAAAAAATGACAACTGTCTAGTCAACAAAATGAACACTGTTATCTCCGGAGTTCCAGTTACTGTCTACAAGGAGGGTTATGTTAAAATCAAGAATGAAATGGTTGAATCTCTATTTGATGTAGATTGCTTCTTGAAAATCTGTATCAACAATCGATACTACAAGGTACAAAATATTATTGCGTCGGCATTCTTAGAATACGATTTGTCAGATAATACACGATATGTGACACACATTGATAAAAATCCACGAAACAATGACGTGAATAATTTAAAAATAGAAATGATGGGTTCAAAACGAAAGCTAGAAAATATGTCAATCCATTAATAAAAATATATTAATATAAATATATTTTTAATACCAATATTGCATCATGTATTCCGCTTCACTTATATCTATTGAGCAATCACCTGTTGTAATAAAACGCAAATAAAGCACATATTTAATAAACTCTCTTCTACGAGAATCTTGTTTAAATTGGCGTATTGGCCAAATACCGTGTTTCGTTTCTTCACGAGAGTCATAATAATCAAATATATATTCGCGAATACGTTCTATTGTTTTTTCATTTGCCAATTCTAAACGACACAGCTTTGATTCTATTAATAAATATTTTCTATGCGTAACCCATTGATCACATGCAACGGTTGGGAAAAAATCTTTCTCTCCATGTGTAATCAAATATGGTTTTATCATACTGAATATCTCAATCGGAATTCCTTTGCGAAGCAATGTCAGCTTCACCCATTTAAACTCCCGAGAGACACTTACAATTGCGTTGCGAAACCAACGTATCATATTGGGTAATTCTACTATATGTTGTTCAAAACATTGTTGTACAGTCGGTTTTGACCCGCTTCGTACAAGCATAGGGCGCTCTATAATAGTGGATGTAACAAGACGAATCATCTTTTTAATAAAAATATATAGGATATTATTTGTTTCAATTTTCTAGTGATCTAACGTATATCGTTGTTCTATTTTCTATACCGGCTTCTTCAATTGTATGATTTATATCTAGTATTTTATTTGGAAACATGAATAACTCATAGTTAAATATGTTTTGATGATCTACCATGTATACATCCACGATATCTCTCATATAACTTACCGACCGTGTTTTATTCATAGTATAACTTACCTTTTTACCATCAGGAAATATAAACCTAAATGTATAACCTGGTTCAGAAATAATACGCCTTCTTTTTTTATCTAGCTCTTCATCCTTTTCTCTTTTTGCTTGTTCTTTCGCATATTCGGCTTCACTTTCTTTCAAAATAGCATTCAACGTATCATTCGCTTTCTTGCGATCCTCATTCAATGTTCGCTCGTACTCGTCGTCTTGTTCGGCTCTAAGCGATAGCGGTGGATGCGATAGCGGTGGATGCGATGGCGACCGACTTGATAGTGGTTCAGAAAGCATAGGATTTATACGTAAACCCGTAAGCCATTTCTGATGACATTTCAGTTTTATATGCTGAGCAAATGCACTACGACCAGAAAATGTATCATGGTTCCCCCTGCATTCACACACGTGTTCCTTGCCCGGTTTATTCTTCTCAAATAAATCTAGATTATCGACAAAACGGTCATTCACAAGAAGTGGCTCGTAAGCAATCATTTTTTTTGAAAATTTTATTATGATATCTACATATTCAATTTTATTTAAAGATGTTATGCTTTATAATATAATGCGTAAGCTCTTATCTCTCGTTGCATGTACTTCATTTGAACAATGTAATACGTGTATACATTTTATTAAATCGGGAAAATGCAAAATGTTTCCACTCATTACAAATTTGAACGACGATATTGTTTATGGATATGATTATGTTTCGTGTACTACAGCTAGGTCATTTTCATTTATGTGTGAAAATGGTAAACTATACGAGAAAATTGAATTATTTAAAACCAAAGAAAATGCTGGTAAAAATGAATCTAAGCTATCTACTCTTCTTGGTGTCCGCGGCTGCTCTTGATCCCAAGCCATGTATTACATGCAAGCACTTTATTAAATCGAGTCACAGCGAATATTCCAGATGCAAAAAGTTCCCCATTATCATAGATATTATGCACGAAATTGATTACGCATATATTAAACACGAATATATTGATTACAATTATTGTTCGTCGGCAAGAACATTTGGTTTCATGTGTGGAGAAAAAGGAAAGCATTATGAGAAAATTGAATTATTTACATCTGATGAAAAGATGGATAAAAAATGAATCTAAGCTATCTACTCTTCTTGGTTTCCGCATCTGCTCTTGACCCCAAGCCATGTATTACATGCAAGCACTTTATCAATGTAAAAAATATTCAATATTCAAGATGTAAAATGTTTCCAGTACTAAATATGAAAGATGAACTTGTCAATGGATACAGTCATTACGCCCTAAATGATTATTATTACAGCTCAACTGCAAGAACATTTGGCTCTATGTGTGGGGAGAACGGAAAGCATTATGAGAAAATTGAATTATTTGAAGAAGAAAATATGGTTACGTATACCAAACGCCCGTATTAAATAAAATTGAATCATACATAATTATATTTTTTTCAATTAAAATGGAACTACCAGGAGAGATTGTCATCATGATCAATGATTTCTCCAAGCCGACCACTCGCCCAGATTGGCGCACATTGCATAGAATGCCTTACGCATTGTTCAAAAAAGACTGTGAAATTCAGCACCAAAAAAGATGGAACAGGGTCAGGCTTGACCCACATGTTAGATATATGTCTATATTTGGTATATGGTGGTTAACTTATATGTATAATTATCTACCCGGTAGTTATTATCCACGAGAAGAATATCAACTACCCGATATATATCATCCACCACAATAAAATTGAACCACGATATATCCATACATTTTTATTCAAACATGGAATTACCTGATGACGTAGTACAGATTATCAAAGAATATTCTAAGCCAGCCACTCGCCCAGATTGGCGAACACTGCATAGAATGTGTGAATTTAAGTTTCATACAGATATAGCTTACGCCTACAATACAACGAATATACCCTCTATTAATAGTTTTGTACATACCTATGAAAATACACCTAATAAATATAAATATCTACGATATAAATATTCTACTATAAAACAACCGATAGCTCTTGTCTATTGCGCACGATAAAATTGAACCATGGTATATCCATACATTTTTATTCAACCATGGCGCTACGCTTACAGTTTCCAGATGATATCCTGCAAATCATCAAGGACTACTCAAAGCCAATTACGCGCCCAGATTGGAAAACTTTACACAAGATGCCCTATTATAGATATAAACACGAATGTTATTTCAATTATTTTAAGAATTCAAGACATAAAGTATTTAATGCAAATAATTTAGCTCGTATATTTATTAAAAATTGAATAACAATTTAATGATATATTTTTTATTCAACCATGGAGTTTCCCGATGACGTAGTGCAAATTATTAAGGAATATGCTCAACCAGTGACTCGCCCAGATTGGCGAACTTTACACAAGATGACACAGCAATTGTACAAACAGGAATGTTTTAATCAAGCAATTCTGACATGGAATAGTGTAACTGATCGCAAAATATTTACCTTATGGTGGTACACTAAAATGTATTCGGATACATATTTTGAAAATTGAAACACGTGATATTCATATATTTTTATTCAACCATGGCGCAACGCTTAGAGCTACCAGACGACATCTTACATATCATCAAAGAATATGCCCGACCAGTAACTCGTCCAGATTGGCGCACGTTGCATCGAATGACAGATGATACATATTTTGATGAGTTTGTTGCCCAATATAAAGCAAGGTGTAAATATATCAATAATCATCCGGAAAGGGACAATCCTTTGTATAGAACCATCTTATTTGAATATAAAAATATATTTTGCATGTTCAGGATGCATTGCATATTTTATCAAAATTGAAATGACAATAACAATATAGTTTGCAATGAAAAAATGGCACGCTTAGAGCTACCAGATGATGTTCTGCAAATCATCAAAGAATACGCTCAGCCAGTAACTCGTCCTGATTGGCGAACTTTACACAAGATGACACAAGATAAATACTTGGTAGCATATAGAAATGAATATGAAAAAAGAATATTTTACATCCTTCATCATCCAGATTGGTACAACCCGAATCTTAGAGTAATATTATGTAGATACAAAAGAGTGTTCTGTCTACAAATGATTAGATGTAGATGAAATGTAGTAAAATACGACATTGATGTGTGTTTATTGTAATTATATTCAAAATTGATTCACTCTATATCCATATTTTTTTATTCAACTATGGCGCAACGCTTAGAGCTACCTGATGATGTTCTGCAAATTATCAAGGAATATTCCATGCCAATCACACGCCCCGATTGGAAGACATTGCACCGGATGACATATTCACAATTTTTGCGAGAATTTCACGAAACATATCGTAAAAGACGACGTTCATTAGGAATACGCGTCGGTAGATATAAAGAAATATTTAGTGAATATAATTACTGTCGGATTATGTATTATAGTTAAAATTGAATCACATATATTATTATATTTTTCATCAACAATGGAGCTACCTGATGATGTTCTGCAAATTATTAAGAAATATTCTAAACCAGTTACGCGAGCAGATTGGAAAACAAATATTTTTATGAACCAAAAGACATTACATAATGAGTTTGAAAGACAACTGTGTTTAAGACACTTTCGTATTCGTAATTCATCTCATACTGATGTGTTAAGAATTACTCGTAGCTATAAACCAATATTTAGTAACAATTATTATAAGAATTTTAAATACAACTTTAATGAATAGATATGAGGTATATATTAACGCTTTTATATTTTCAAAAGCCGCTTTAAATCACCATTTACGTAATGATGTATTAAAAAACTCATTAATCCAAATAAAACATCTACTAATAAATATACCCATGCTTGTTTGTTACCTATAATAGCATTATAAGCAAATAAAAAGTAAAAAATAGAATGTATAGGTCTTAAATGATTCCACCATATTTTTCCTCCAAATACTTCTCCTCCTGTTTTTCTGGCTCCTGTTAAATAGATATACATAAAACCTATTGCCGGCAATAGCGCTAAATAACCTAAATATTTTAAATACGCAGTACTTATATACATAGCTACAATAACAAATAGAAAACGAACTCCGATGCAGCCAATCAAAAAAAGCAAAAATGTTTGTTGTAAATGATTCATTATATATTGAATATATCTTATTCATAATCTCTAAATGCGATGCCAACAGGAAATCGTGGTATGCCGTCGGCAGACAATTCCTGATACTTTACCGTGAGTAATTTACCATAAAAATCTTTTACATTATCCATGCGGTCTTTTTTACTTCCCATAGTTCCTTTCATGGCAACACTAAATGTCTTATCCTGGATCTTGCATTCAAATATGGGAATACCGCCCTGACCTTCATGATGCCCTACAACTTCAAACTCATCATCTTTAAAAATTTTATATTTTAATAAGTCTTTCGAACGACCATTTTTATATGATCCATTTCCTCGAATCATAATACCCTCATATTTTTCATGCATGTACTTGTGAAGCAATGCATCAATGTCGCCCGGTTTTACGCAGTTAGTATCAACTAATACTACATTGGGTTCGTTTTTGTATATACTACTGAGTAGTTTATTCCTATCTAAGAAAGTCATAGCTTTATCTAAATAAAAAATGTCATACATGTGGTATTTTATTTGGTGTATATTGGGGTGCTTTACTTTGGAACGTCGTACCATGCTAATAATATTTTCAAACCCAAGTTCATGAGCATACAATTCACCGTCAAGAATTGCATCGGGTACTCTTTGCAAAATACCTCTTAATTCATCAACCATGTGTTGCAAAGGATCATATAACGTATTTTGCCTTGATTGGAAAACAACTTCACCATTTTTCATATATACAAGACAACGTACTCCATCCAATTTTGGTTGAACCCAACATGGATTCATAATTTGTTTTTTGTATTCTTGTGCCAACATTGGTTTAATAATATGATTGTCTTCATTCTCTAAATGATATCCCTGTTTCTTCTTCTTTTCCCATTCTCTCTGAGTTTCTAATTTTGCTTGTTCTTCTACGGACGTCTCGTTTTTCTTGCCTTTATTTTTTCCATATTTTACGAGAGAAATATGTTCTACCATTTTTCCATTTTTTACACCATGACGTGTACATATACTATATGTATTGTCCGAATTCTTAAAATAAAAAATAGACCACTCGTAATCTCCATTATATAAAGTTTCCATTACATCTATGTTATATCTTTTATTTAAATTACTTCGCAATTAATAGCCACAGAGATATCAGAATCATTAACATCGCGAAATCTTGAAGACGAGCCCGTTTCATAATGCGGTTGTAATCTTCAACATACATACTCTGGAATAATTCAAAATTTTCCTCCAAATTCAATATATCTTGCTGAATATCAGAGATTTCGTCGGTTGTCATTTCTGAAAAAGATCGTTTGTGTGCCATTTTTGCAAATCATACAATTGATTTTGAAGAATCAATTTTATGGAAATAGAATTTTATCTACGGTTGTTCTAACACAAAACACCCTATGTGCCAAAATACCTATAATAAATAATGCAATGATAGTATACAAAACGTTGAATTTAAATACTAGCGCGATTATCAATCCTCCAATAATAGTAGCTACTGTATCTCTCCAAGCAAATCCCATAAAATGCGTATGTGCTCCTTTTCCAGGAACACCCAAAGAATCCTTGTATTCACACAACATAAAATTGAATCATATATTATTTTATAAGTATTATGAAAAAATGGCGATTGACTTTGTTCCCGTGTTCAAAATTAAAGTTACTCCCGAAGATGTTGTGGCACATTATAAGTCTATTGGTGTATCCGATTACCCTAAAAACGTAAATGGTATGCCAAATATGAAATTAAATCGTACTGCTTGTAAATTCATATTTGACCAAAAGGAAAAACAAATGATGGAGGAATATACTCAGCTCATAGAACAGCGCCGAAAAGAAAAAATGGCAGAAGCATGTACGTTTCGTATAGATAGTTCACGAAACGAGGATTGCCCTATTTGCATGGAACCAATGCAAGGTCGTTCCATTTTAAATTGCTCACATGTATTTTGTATAAATTGTAGTATAGAACATTTTCGTACAAGACATAATTGTCCGCTTTGCAGAGCAGAGGTATGTGCTGCACCTAAAAAAAACGCAAATACAATATCTGACCAAACGGTGGCAACCATTGTTGAGGATAATTTGGGCTACGTTTATCCAGAGAGACACAACTTTGATTTATATAACTTTATATTAACAAGTGCATCATTATTTCGCGAGAGTAGGAAAGCAGATGCATTTCATTTTACAAATGATATATTTGAGGAAGTACGTAAATTCGGCGTTGATGTTGCGACCGATGTAAAGTCCTGGTATGAGGATTAAACACCAGTTGAACCAAATCCGCCTTGACCTCGGCGGGATGGAATGAGATCATTTTCGTTGTGTACAATAATAACTTCAAACGGTTCCAGTGATGGATGGCATATTTGTACAAATCTACTTTTTTCTTCAATGATACAGTTGTTATTATTAATGACATCAAAGTATGCACCAATATTTCCCCTATAACCACTGTCAATGATACCGACACTATTGGATAGCCTAAAACTAGTTTTGGCAATACTTGATCGTGCATACAAATAAAACGCTTGTGGCTTCAAAGTAGACATAGAATCAAATGCTGCATTGACGGGTACATTTCCTAATTCATACATTGCACATTTAACACCGTAATCAATTTTAATTGTAGTACTTGGCGTACAAACTAGTTTTGTTGGGTTAAACAAATCATAACCAGAATCTTCCGGATTTCTTTGAAGTGTTGACTTACTATATTCCTGAAAACAATTGGATGAAGGGTCAACGTACATAAACAAAACGTATTTCATTACTCAAATACATGATTATCCTTTAAATATTTTTCTGCTTTTCTAAATAAACCCATCATAGGGGTATCTGCTTTATCACCTAATAATGAACGCCTTATATCTACAAGAATATCGTAAAAATTTAGACCATTCACGCGCAACCATAATAAATAAATGTTAATAATTATAAGTGTAAATATGATATCTCGTACATTAAGCGTTTGATTTCTTAATAATAATAATGGTATCACTTTCATAATAAAAACAATACCCGAGAACTGTACTATTGAAAGGAATCTTACTCCATTGAGAATCATCATTATTATTATTAATATGTTATCAATTAAGCCAAGTATCAATACAAACTTTGGCGAATAAGGTACTATACCTATATAATAAAATAAAAACCATATTACAATCCAATTTGAAAATATGAAATCACCCCTCATTAATATAATATAATTTTATAATCCATGAATTATCTTTCAAAAATTGACTCAAAAGAACGTACTTTGTTAACCCCAGAATATCCACATTGAAAAATGTAAAGTCATTTACTAATATATTGAAAGAAACAAAATTATTTTCTTTTTAATAGTATGGGAAACACGCAAAAAAAATTAACAACCTACTCGTTAGATGATACTGATACTGAAATTCCAGTTAAATTTCCAAAAGAGTACAAGGAAGAAATTTTTAATAAATTAGTTTTACCTTATTATCATGATAATATTGAATATGAAATTAAATCAAAAGATGGTTGGTCAAAAGTAAGTATTGCTTTCTTATCAATATCTACTTTTTTAATTGGAGGATCTTCATTACTTTCCTTTGCATGTGGGTTTTACCCAAACAATATACTTAATTTTGTAGCAGGTTCAATTGGTTTATTATCCATTATGTTTAAAGAATTTGCGACATATGCTAATTCCATAGATCATATCAAAACTTTAACATTAAATGAATTACTCAAAAATATAGATATAAATCATTCATTTATTGATACATCTACTAATTATAAATTGGCAATTGATCGGAAATCACAAGGATTACAAACTTCAAAAAAAGAGCCGAATATAGATAATGATACTAAGAATGCGATAAATAACGCAATTATTCAAACGCTTGCACAATTGAATATAAAATCAATTCCACAGAATGAAGTACAAGAGTTTAAAGAAGAATCCCAAGATATTCCAAAAAATAAACCGATACAAAAGCCATTAATTACAGATATTTCGGGGACATTCATTCAAGAATTATAATGGGTTTGACAAATCTTCTTTGTAAGATGCATAACCTAAAAAGGATAACAAAAAATACAATGGTACACCATGTAACAAACGTTCTATCTTTTCTTCACTCACCATTTTATTTTCATACATTAATTTATCCAGTTGATTCCATAATTTGATACCTTCTGTATCCTTATTTTTCTTTAAATCTACCTTGTATCCTATAAATTTTACTAAATCATTGTTAATGTAGTTTAAATATTCATAATTCATAGGTTCGCCTGCTGGACCCATATTTGTACAAATAATTTTGTATTTTTTGAAAATCAATTGAATAATTTGTTTACGACCAATATCATTTTCACAACAGATATCTTCTTTTTTTGAAATGTATTTATGTATTTTATTTTTCAGAGTTTTTTTTGTTCATAAAATAAAAGATCTTTTATTTTTTGTCCTTGTTTTTTCTCTTTCAAAATATTTTCATCCGGTTGACTCAAAAAAGAACAATGCAAAAAGAACAACGTACTTTTCAAATCACGTATCTATATCCGTAACGTATTTAAACGTTTGTTCCTTTTTGTAAAAAAGAACGAAAATAAAAAGAACGGTCGGTTGACTCAAAAAGAACAACATGCTTTATCATGCAAAAACAGAAATACGCACCACACTGAGAAATAAAAAAGTCAACCGGCAGGCCCAAAAAGTCAACCGAAAGTCAACCGGGCAAAAAGAACGAAAAATATTCAATAAAATAATTTCAATAAAAACAAACTGATCAAGGTATTTTATTTTAATGAAATTTTTATCCTTGATTTTTCTCTTTCAAAATATTTTCAACCGGTTGACTCAAAAAAGAACAATGCAAAAAGAACAACGTACTTTTCAAATCACATATCTATAACCGTAATGTATTTAAACGATCGTTCCTTTTTGTAAAAAAGAACGAAAATAAAAAGAACGGTCGGTTGACTCAAAAAGAACAACATGCTTTATCATGCAAAACCTGAAATACGTGCCACACTGAGAAATAAAAAAGTCAACCGGCAGGCCCAAAAAGTCAACCGAAAGTCAACCGGGTAGATAAAAATGTAGTCACTGCATAAATGGTGTCGCACCTCGATTTATTCAGTTGGTCCTTCACACGTTCTGTTTAGAACAAAAAATATATAAATAGAATATCCATTATATATAAATGCCCAATTATGAGTGCACTATTTGTAAAATAAACACCAAACAAAAGGCAAATTATTTAAGACATATGAATACTATTAAACATAAGCAAATGGTAGAGTCAACCAAAAGTCAACCACAGAACGAGTTTACATGTGAATATTGTGAGCAAAAGTTCTCATTTAAGCAATCCATGTATCGTCACATAAAATATAGATGTACTAAAAATAAAGACGAGGATTTAAAAGAATTGGTACGCCTAATGAATTTACAATTGCAACAAAAGGATAAGGAATTGGATACAAAGCAAAAACAAATAGATAAACTAATGAACAAATTAGAGATCAATATAAACACAACACATATCCAACAGAATATAACACTTCTGGCATATAAAGATACAGACGTTTCCCATTTAACTGCAAATGATTATTCTACATGTATCAAACAGGTAAATTTCTGTGTAAAGAAATTAATTGAAAAAATTCATTTTAACCCAGAGAAGCCGGAAAACATGAATTTTTATATATCGAACTTAAAGGACAAATATTTAATGGTATATGACGGAAACTGGAACATAAAAAATAAACATGAATTAGATTACATGTATGATGAAAAAGAGATGATGTTAGAGCAATGGCTTAGCGAAGAACAGCATAAATATCCCGAATTACAGGAAAAGTTTGACCGATATTTGCATAACAAAGAAGATGATGATACATTGAATATGATAAAAGATGAAATAAAATTAATGCTTTATAATAAAAAGGGTATGATAATGGCTTAATAATATAGTTATGCAACCCTATTTATTTTTAACTAGTATAACCTTCATTATAACAATTATATCTTTATTCATTGAAATTGATTATCCTTTTGTAAAAGATATACTCGAAGTAAATATTGTAGGTATATTCATTTTACGCTATTTACACTTGCTTGTGGCTGTATATTTGATAACATTTTTGTGTTTTTTTAACCCGAATAGTTTCAGTGGAAAAATATATTTAATACTCGCCATTGTTGTAGAATTTTTACGACATTTTTTGGGATGTTGTATATTATCATACTATGAACTATTGATGTATGGTACGGGACTCCATTATCCGAATAATTATCATCCAAGTGCGATTGTGTTTTTTAGAGAATATGACCATATAGCACTTTCAATGATGGGACTCATTATTTTTATTACGTTTCATTACATTTTGTTCAAAAATGAAATGTCTTTTATTTATAAATTATGCATAGGACTCACATTCGGTTATATATTCGTTAGTCATATAATCGAAATAAAAAATACTTAACATTTACGTCTTAACTTTTTAATGGTTTTTAATAGTCGTTTGTTTTTATTCAACCGGGCATAATAAGCCGCTGCATTTAAAGCAGCGCAATCAATCTTGCCTTTCGTGCAGATGGGATATTTCAGAGTTTTCGGTTGTAGAAAACATCTTGAACCGTATTTTTTCTTATAACTTTTCCTGTATTTTGGTGGGTACCACATAATATATATTAATATAATATCTGCGAGCTAGTAAAGTAGAATAGAAATGAATTAAACACTCTCTGATTCTCGTATAAAATCAGCTAACATTTCTTCTGTAATTCCTAAATTTTCATCAACTTTGTCTTTAATTAAATTATCAATCATTTCTTGTAAGCTAGGAGGTCGGTTGAGTCCTTCCTTGAATTTTTCAACAAATGCACTTATCAATTTCTTTTTAGAATCCTTTTTTTCATCTTGTACGAGCATAATATCACCGAGTATATCTTTAAAAATCACGCCTTTTTTATATTCATCACTTTTCTTGTAAATGCTCTTTTTTACTGTTTCAAGTGTATCACATATTTCAGGTTTGGACATTTCTTTGAATTCCAATTTGACAGACTCTTTTGTAAAGCTACCTTCAAATGTACTTTTAAATAATTTCAAAATATCTTCATCAATCATCGGACTTGCTTCCATGAGGCGATCATATTCATCTGTACAACGATTAAAAAATTCAATGACAGATTGTCTCTCGGATGGATTCTTAGATAATTCTACTTTAACGCGTCTATAAAATTTATCCCATGAAATGGATGCAACGCGATGAGATTCATTCAGTTCATTTATTTTTAAGAATTGTTGAATCGTAGTAATAATTCCTGCCAATATATTGATACCGCCGATAATCATAGTTGCGTAATTTCTAAAACTGGACGGTATTTTTGCCTGAGCAAAATTAGCTGTTCCGGTTAAAGTACTCATAACTATAACTGGTATAGTATACCATATATGTAGCGAATGATATTTTTCATTACTTTTCAAATGAAGCCACTTATAACAAACTGATTTATCTGCCCAATCTGCGAGAACAACCTCGTGTTCGTGTGTCCACTCGTGCTCCATAACATATTAAAAGATAATATATTATACCTATATAATGATAGAAAAAATGGAAGAGGTGAAATCAACACGTGTATCAATTAAAAATACATACGAATATTTGAAAAATACAAAAGTTGCTGTCTACGAGACATATTTGAAATATAATAATTTGAATAAAAGGAATGATTTGTTGGATTCATTTCATTTTCAGAGCAAATTGATTGATTTAGAGTTTGATACTATAAAACAAGTATACCTTTATATAGACAATCACATATATTGCGATTATTATAAATTATTTATTATTGTGAATAAATTTTACATGGACAATTTCAAAGAAGAAATAATAATTAACAAATATCCAGTATATAAAGATCTAGAACCTTATAAAGAGTATGATTATGATACAATAAACAATATTCATCAAGATATTATAAAAATAATTAGTACAATAGACAAGAACTGTAATAAGAAAGATGAAGAGATTAAAGAGCACCATGCAAAACTAGCCCACGGTATCAATATAGATCATTTTATATTGAATTTAGAATATTCCAATAATATTTTGCGTAATCAAAATGAATTGTACAAAAAATATTTATCATCTTATCATAAATATCATATATCTTGGTTAACTAATTTGAAAGACAAGATTGATCTTATGAAGACACAATTAAATACTGATATTAATATAAATGATGCTGTGAAAGAAAAAGTATCTAGGTACATAAAGCAAAAATGCAGTTTATGTGATTTGGACGCTGTATATTGTGAAGAATGTTCTCATATTGGACTACGAAATGTAATTGTATCAGTATCCGAAGTAGTTCCTCAGGTAGATACATCTTTTGAAGAACTAGTTGAACCAGTCGTAAAGACTATTCCTGAGACAGTTCATGAGCCAGTGATAGAATCACTTGCTGAGACAGTTGTTGAAACAGTTGTAGTTGAACCAGTGTTTAAATCAGTTGTAGAAGAGCAAGTTGAAACAATTCCTGAGCCAGTACTTGATCCAGTGATAGAATTACTTCCTGAGCCAGTACTTGATCCAGTCGTTGAAACAATTCCAGAGTCAGTTCATGAGACCGTCGTTGAAACAATTTTAGAGCCAGTACAAGAGCCAGTGATAGAATCACTTCCTGAACCAGTACAAGAGCCAGTCGTTGAAACAATTCCAGAACCAGTACCAGAGTCAGTGATAAAATCACTTCCTGAACCAGTACCAGAGTCAGTGATTCTATCACTTCCTGAGCCAGTTGTAGAATCACTTCCTGAGCCAGTCGTAGAAGAAATGGTTGAGCCAGTTGAAACAGTTCCAAATCCAGTACCAGAGCCAGTACTTGATCCAGTACCAGAGTCAGTAGTTGAAACAATTCCTGAACCAGTACAAGAGCCAGTCGTTGAAACAATTACAGAACCAGTACCAGAGTCAGTGATAGAATCACTTCCCGAGCCAGTACTTGAACCACTTGTAGATGAGTCACTTATAGAAGAGCCAGTTGTTGAAACAGTTCCAGATCCAGTGGTTGAAACAGTCGTAGATGAGTCAGTTGTAGAATCACTTCCTGAGCCAGTGGTTGAAACAGTCGTAGATGAGTCAGTAGTTGAACCAGTAGTTGAAACAGTTCCTGAGCCAGTTGTAGAAGTAGCTGAATCATTCGTAGAGCCAATAGTTGAACCAGTTCCTGAGCCAGTACTTGAAACAGTTGAACCAGTTGTAGAATCACTTCCTGAACCAGTACAAGAGCCAGTCATAGAATCACTTCCTGAACAAGTAGTTGAAACAATTCCAGAGACAGTAGAACCAGTCGCAACAATTATCAAAACACGATTAAAGGATTTGATTAAATCAAAAATTATAAAAACGAAATCAATTGACATAGTGATGGACCGCGTAATGTCCGAATTAGACGCCATGATTAATAAAATAGTAGAAGAGGAATAATACTATATTAAATCATGTTTTTGAATGAATTTATCTATCATAGCTCTATCTTTGGAAGCCTGTTCATTAGCATCCCTTCTTAATTTATCTACATTTTCTGCGTAGTGTGACATAAAAGTAGGGTTATAATTTATTACATAACGTGGCGTTCCACCCATATTTACACACAAGTGGTATTTCAACGGATACAAATAATTAGGCGAATATACTTTGTTGTACCAGTCATCACAACCCCAATTGATTATATTTTCAGGAAAAAAATTTCCAAAAATCTCCATATGTATTCTAGATACAAATGCCTGTGTTAATATGTAATTATTGTTGTTTATAGGACCAGTCAAACCAATATTATGATTTTCTGACAATTTTTGAATACATGCATTTACCCAACCCGAAGTTTTAAACTCAATATCATCGCCGCATTGATAAAAGTAGTCACAACCACCAATATATGCTTCTCTAAATAGCCGATTCCACATTTTAGTCAAATAACCTTTTTGTTCATTCAATACAATAAATTTAAATTCAATAGCCTTAAACACCTTGGTAAGTTTTAATATTTTTTTTTGTTCTTTTTTATTATTGAAAATAGGGTCGTCATCATCAACACCTAAATAAAACACATAATCATGTTCTTCATCCCGATGTATTAAAAAAGTCCTTATGGTCAAGTTATATAAATAAGTTTCCGTAATATGATCCCAATTTCTATCATGTGAAGTACATGGGATCAAAAATCCTATCTTCATTAATTAAAAATAAAAAAAGACTTTAAGCACTTTTTAATACATATTCGGGGAAAGCGCCATCTAGCAATTTATAATCGGAAAATGCCCTCAAAAATTTCTCTTTCACATTAGGTAAAAATCCTTGACCAACTTTTACGTCGTACTCGGGCATTATTACTTTTTTGGCGGCATAATCATAATAACCATCATGTACATTTTTTATAACTCCTTGCTCTTTCATCTCACTTTTTTTTCCTTTATTGAATAGAATGAAGACAGATTGGTTTTTTTTGAATTTAGGCGCTCCATAATTTGCCCAATTGTTTGCTAAACTTGGTATATGAAGTTCAAGCCTATCATTATCACCCAGGCGTGTAATAGTTGCTTTTTCTTTGCGACCGTCTGGATGCGTGTACATAAATGTATCACCCACCTTGTATTTTTTACTTTTTGCTTTTGATGCAGATTTTAATTTAGTAAATGTTTTATTGGGAGTAGATCTTGAAGAAGCTATTGGACTAAGCTCATTACCTTCTTCAATAGCAGATAATTTTGCAGTTTTGGCTTTTTTTGGATTCGCGCTGGTAAATTTTTTTGGAGCACTTTCAACATTTGAACTTTTACGCGAAGCTCTTTTCGCTTTACTTGGGTCAGATGTAGTAAATTGTTTTGGACTTACCAATCGTCGATTTGTTTTTCTGCATATAAATTTATCATTGCGCGTCCAACCTCGTTTACATTCTTTTACATACCTGCACGTAGACTGTTTTAACTCTTTACCAATACGACAATCTTCAAAGTTCGACATATATAATATTATAATATTATATATGGCTAATAATTTGGATGAATTGTTGATTTTTTTGTATAGATATCAACACTATTTAGGTGGTGAAAAACACGATGAACCAGTTGAACCAGTGCAAATGGATAAATATATATATGGATTGGCTGCAAATGGTAATTTTTTGTCAAAAAGACAAATGAAAGGTAGGATGCCAATTCGTAATAATGGAGATTGTCTTACAGATTCATTAATATACGCGAGTGGTATTAAAAAACAAAAAATACTTGAGTTATTAAAAGTTAGGTTAGTTAGCAAATTTGAAATATTGTATGGCCGTGGAAACACTCGTTATTTAACTATGAATGGGTTGCCAGTTGGAGAAGCACAGTTAGAGTATAGTTATCTAAGTTATGATGCTATTAAAATTGCATGTTTAATTCTAGAAACAAATATATTAGTGTTTGATTTAACCGATGGTCCATTAAATATAAGGTACTTTTATAATAAGAATACACCTCCCAATCGCATTTTACATATTGTTAAATTAACTTCAATCGATTACATGGATAATGAAAATCCAAATATGTTTATTCCATTAAAACGATCAACTTTACAAACCTCAAAAACAAATGTGGGGATTAGTTATTTAAATATGGTATTAAATATTGCATTAACAGATAGTGCAGTTACAGTTGCTTTATTATCATTAATTAAAAAATGCATCGATGCTAAGATAAGTGAAGATTTAGCAAAAATTACAATTGATAATGAGATAATAGATTTGTATTGTAGAATAAATCTTTTTGAAAATGAATTGAATACAATGATACGAACACATTATGGAGCAGCAAATGCTCCTGAACCTGCGTTTGTCGCCCCGGTTCATGCTCCTTCGTTTGCTCCTGCTCCCGTATCAATTAATACTATTCCTGTGAATATTCTAGGAACTTCAACAAACACGATACAATCTAACGCGTATGACGTATTTGGTTTAACTAAACCAGTATCAAAATCTGAAAAAAGACGTACTCGGTTACAGGAAAATGACCCAAACCGTCCTTATAATAAACCAGGGGCATTAACAACTGCATTGTCTTCTTTTTCTTCACGTGCATCTGCAATACCAGCAATATCCGATCCTGGATTAAAAGAAGCATTTTCAAAAACAGGTGATGCATTATCAACAATGTTGCGTAAGCAAAAAGAAGATGAAGAGTCACAATACGTTGCGACTGAGTTTGCACCTGACCCTGCTTTTGCTCCTTCGTTTGCACCTGCTCCTGCTCCTGCACCTGCGCCTGTACCTGCGCCTGCACCTGCTCCTGCCCCCGTATCAATTAATACTATTCCTGTGAATGTTCTAGGAACTTCAACAAACACGATACAATCTAATGCATATGACGTATTTGGTTTAACTAAACCAGTATCAAAATCTGAAAAAAGACGTACTCGGTTACAAGAAAATAATCCAAACCGTCCTTATAATAAACCAAGAGCATTAACAACAGCATTGTCTTCTTTTTCTTCACGTGCATCTGCAATATCCAATCCTGGATTAAAAGAAGCATTTTCAAAAACAGGTGATGCATTATCAACAATGTTGCGTAAGCAAAAAGAAGATGAAGAGTCACAATACGTTGCGACTGAGTTTGCACCTGACCCTGCTTTTGCTCCTTCGTTTGCACCTGCTCCTGCTCCTGCACCTGCTCCCGTATCAATTAATACTAAACCAGTATCAAAATCCGAAAAAAGACGTATTCGGTTACAAGAAAATAATCCAAACCGTCCTTATAATAAACCAGAAGCATTAACAACTGCATTGTCTGCTTTTTCTTCACGTGCATTTGCCCCTGCGGTTACACCTAATATATTTGGCACAGGCTCTAATGTGATTCCTCATGGTAAAAATAATAATCCAGTATACTTTGTAAACAATTCAAATATTCCTCCTGCTTCTGCTCCCTTTATTGCTCCTGCAGCTTCTGCTCCCTTTGCAGCTCCTGCTACTTATGCTCCTTTTGCTGCCCCTGCGGCTGCGATTACTTCAACAGACGGTACACCGTTATATTATGCGACTGCATTTGCTGCTCCTCCCTTTCATGTACCTCATGCTATTCCTGCTAATTCGACGCCTTATATTACACCAAACCCATATAGCGCTCCAAATTCTGGTGTAAAATATAACGCTGCACCCGGATCAAAACCTTATGATCCTGCAAAAAATGCAGAAAGACATGAACAATACTTTGAAAGATACAGATCATCGTGGAATAATAGAAATACCTCATTCAGACCTTACAACAATTCAGAAAATGCAAAAACAAAAAGTTTTAAAGAAAATTTTAAAAGATACCAAGCTTCGTTCAATAACAGCAATTCTTACAGTAATTATTCAAAAAAAGTAGAAAGTAATAGAGTTAGAGAAGATATTAGAAGATTCCGAGCTTTGTCGAATAAAAGTAGAAAAGCTAATCCAAACAAATCCAAACAAGATGAGATCGCTCGCCAACTACAAAAAAAAGAAGAACAACTACAAACAAACGAAGCATTAGCTCGCAAACTACAAACAAACGAAGAATTAGCTCAACAACTACAAACAAATGAAGCATTCGCTCGCCAACTACAAAAAAACGAAGCATTAGCTCATCAACTACAAAAAAACGAAGCATTAGCTCATCAATTACAAACAAACGAAGCATTAGCTCATCAATTACAAACAAACGAAGCATTAGCTCAACAACTACAAACAAACGAAGCATTGGCCTATCGACTACAATCAAATACAAGATAATTCGCTATTAGAAAGGCTACGAAATTCATATTACCATTTCGTTTTTTTAACATTAATTTTGTGCCCAATCTTCCTAAATTGATCTGGGTTGTATGGCGCCTCTTCTTCTTCGTCTCCCAATGATTTTGACATTTCCCAAAACTCCTTAGAACCAAGTTTAAAATCATGACGAATGTCAGAATTTGCTTTATACCAAAATATTTGTTCACTTAGCTTATTTGACTTGACATTATTGTCTATGACCAAACACTCATAATTCTCAGTACATTGGTCCATGACTTGGCAAAAAGATTCAAATGTAGGAAACATACCAGCATAATTTTCATAAATGCGTTTTCTATTAGCAATATAGGGTTCTCTCAAAATGAAAACATAATCAATATTTGTTCTTAATGTAGGAGGAATACCAAGTGGATACTGCATTGTAATAATCAAAAATACTTTCCAATGACGACCATTCATGAATAAAAGACGCATCATTTTATCACGAGCCCATCCATTGTCATACAAACAGTCGTCTAATATAACGAATGCTCGTGGATCAATTTGACATTTTTTATAAAGCGCAATTTGTTTGTTTACTTCTTTGATTACCGTTTTTTGTCTTTTTAAAATATTCTCAATAATGCTAGTATTGTATTCATCATGAATAAATAATTTAGGTACATGACTAGAATAAAACCCGTTACCTGCTTCGGTTCCTGATATTACAGTTCCAATAGGAATATCGCGGTGGTGATATAACAAGTCACGGACTAAGAAACTTTTTCCTGTATCACGACGACCAATTAGTACTACAACTGGTCCTTTGTTTTCGTCTTTCAAAAATGTTATACGTTTCATATCAAATTTTTTAAGTTGTAATTGCGACATATATTATACAAGCAATTATTTGATATAAAACGTACTAATCTATTTATCTAAGGATAGTTTCAAATTGATATAAGCGGCCAAGAATGTTTCTTCTTTTTGAAGATAGGACCGCCCGGTTGTCCCCTTAATTTCACGTAATGCATCCTTAGCTGTTTTAAATTTTAACGCTAAATCTTTTTGTTCGGGTGTTAGATTACGTTTAGGAGATTCCCCATGTTCAGGAGATTCAGCGAATTGAGACTTACGCTGACGTCTTGCAGCCAAATTATCTTGTAAGCGTCGTGTTCTTGATTCTACATTTAATGGAGAGCTTGGACTATCTAAATCTTGTTCAGGTGATAGATTAGGAGATTCAGCGAATTGAGACTTACGCTGACGTCTTGCAGCCAAATTATCTTGTAAGCGTCGCGTTCTTGATTCTACATTTAATGGAGAGCTTGGAATTTGTAGTGGAGCTAGTCCTAGCGAGTTAGCATACGAAATAGATTTACTTTTTGGTAAATTCGACCTTGAATTACGAGGTCTGAGTCTACTTGGTGTCTTTACAGATACTCGCCTAGAATTGCCTAATACATTCGAGGTTACATTTCTACGCGCATTAACCCTTGGTTTAGGACGTTCCGATATTTTCAAATTATGAAATGGTTTATTTACATATCTATCTTGAATTGAAGTTTTTGAATTATTCTGAACTTGAATTGGTGGAGGGTTTCGTAACCTTGGTCTTTCAAATCTATTATGATAGTTTCTTACTTCTTTTTCTAGTTCGTTATTATTTACTGCATTTAATAAAGCCTGATTTTCAGCGCCAAGTGTGACCTGTATAGGATTTTTTATTGCTTCGTTTATTAGATCACGTTGCGCCATTACATTTTTAAAGGGTTTAACAACAGGTTCGGCTTCTGGTACAAAATTACCCTTTTTAAAATCATATAGACGTTTATATTTAACATCGTAATCTTTTTTTGAAGCATTTAAGTCAGCTTTATTGCCAAGTCCACGTTTTAAATTTGTCAACTTTTGTGAATAATTTGCTCTTGCATACAATACATTTGATTTTAATCGTTGTAGATTTTTTGCGCGTAATTTAGATGCTTCATTTGTTGGGTCAATCTTTTCAGATTTTGTGAAATTGTTTAATAACTTACGGTATTCTATATTTTTTTGTCCTTTTTCTAATATTTCTTTTGCTACATGTAATTTAAGTTTGGCCCGTTTCTCATTCTCAGCCTGTTTAGCATTTGCGGCCTGTCTAGCATTTGCGGCCTGTCTAGCATTTGCAGTTTTTTTATCACTCTTTGATTTACTTGTAAAAAATGATAGCATATATTATACCAATATAAATTAATCATGCTACCACAATAATTTATCAGAAAGCCAACCCCTCGACCATTTTACATGGCGGTCCTTTTCATGGCGCATTTTATATAAACGACGCCTTTTTTTGGCATATGTTTTGCCATGTGTTTTCATATAAGTCGGAAAATTACTCATACCGTACGCACCGATGCTTGCAATTTTCTTGTCATCTTTGTAAACATTTAATTTTTTTGTAGCATTTTTAGAAGGTTTTACCGAAACACCTATTCGCTTGGCCTGTTTATGTGTATAATTTGTAATAGAATACATATAAAAAGAAGATATAATAATATGAAATGAATCGCGTTGAGCAAATGAAGGAAATACAACAAAAAGGTTTGGAATTATTCGAGAGAAAAAATAAAGATTATGGAGATGCTTTTGCTAAATTTGGTACAGTAGGAGTATTAGTACGAATTGAGGATAAAATTCAACGTGCTATATCTATCAGCAAAAATGGTATTACTTTGGTAGATGATGAAGGATTGAACGATACGCTACTTGATTTGCATAATTATGCAGCAATGGCTCTCATGCTTCACGCAAAGTCGTGATCAGCATGTTTGATCAATATTTCTACATTATGCAACATAATCTCTAAATCCCGTCGCTTATCGTGATCTTCCATTTCCTTATGTTTTTTGATAATGCCTTCTTTAAGATGACGAATAGAATTTTTGTAAGCAACGATTTTATCATCAAAATTGTGTTCCTTTGCAAGCAACATCCAGCCCAACTTTTCAAACATGGTATGATACCATCGTACGAGGCCGGGGTAAGTATATTCCGCATTATGCGAGAATTTCATTTTTTTTACAAGCTTTACTGTTTTTTTCATATGATATTAGAAAATATTTAAGTTTAATTCCATTTAGTTTTTTATAATTTTAACTAAATGAGCAATTGTGAAATGCCCTATGATGAAAATGAAATTACCCTATACAATCCTATTTATGAAACATTAAATGTAACTCCTAAAAAGAAAGTAGACAAATACGTATCACGCAATTCATATAACAAATATACATTTGTGGATATTTCCGGAGTAGAGAGAGAATGTTTTAAAAAGTATATCACCCTAGTAGATTATGTTAAATTTCTAATAGGAAAATACGAACCTGAAAATATGAAATCGCTTCCATCCAAAGAGAAAATTGCAGATTCATCCTACAACGAATACATTCATTCTATTCACAATTACGCATATGTAGACGGATTTTTCTATTATTTAACTTCAAAATTAAAGGATGTTGGATTTGTACATGGTATAGATTTTTACGATAGTTATGTATGCCTTACAAAAGATTGCAACATAAATATATCGGATGACTTTGAATATTTATGTGATTCTAGTTTTTTTAATGACAATTTGAATAAATTATTTAAATTTAAGGATCCAAGTTTCAATACAATGTTTCAAAGAAAGGAGCCAGTTACGATTAGTGATGAGAAAATTGAGATTGAAGCAGACGAACTCAGTGACTCGGATGACGATTTAACACTAAATGCATTGGACTTAGAAGAAATTATACCTGACGAGTGCTACAATTCCGAAACATGTGATTCTGATCATTCTACTGTGGATAATTCAGACGACGAATGTGAAAGTGAGAGATCAAGTGGATCAGAATGGAGTACAGATGATGACACGGTCGATGTTGAAGTAGAAGATTTAGTTCTTGTCATAAATAAGATTCCTACACAAGTCGTATCAATTGAGTGTTGTGAAATGACGTTTGATTCTATTTTGGAGTCAGACAAAATAACGATGGAAGAATTAGAAAGCGCAATGTTTCAGATTATAGTCATGCTACATGTATATCAGTCAGTCTATCATTTTACACACAACGATTTGCATACAAACAATATCATGTACGTAACAACAGATAAAACGCATCTATCTTACAAGATCAATAACGTATATTACAAAATACCGACCTATGGAAAAATATACAAGATTATTGATTTTGGCCGTTCTATTTATACCGTAAAAGATACATTGATATGTAGCGACAGTTTTTCAGAAAACGGTACAGCTCATACGCAATATAATTTCAAGCCATTTTATAATCCTGATAAGCCAATCATTGAACCAAATAATAGTTTTGATCTATGCCGTTTAGCATGTTCGATGATTGATTTTATTGTAGAAGATTTCAAACACATTGACGATTATAGAAAGGTTCCTGTATACGATATGATTCTCTCGTGGTTGTACGACGACAACAACGTAAACATATTGTATAAAAAGAATGGTGATGAGAGATATCCTGATTTCAAGTTGTATAAGATGATCGCCCGATTAGTACACAATCATACCCCCGAGAAGCAATTTGATCACGAGTGTTTCAAAAAATACATAACAAATAAGCATAAATCCGTTATGGATATAGATAAAATTAAAAGCCAGGTTCATTTGTAAATACTTTGGCTTTACCAGATTCTTTCAAAAAATAATAATCTTTTCCAAATAAAACAAGCATAATAATACAGAATATGTATATGGCATCTTTTAGATTATTTCGCTTTACATCATCCTCTTTATCCTTGTCTAGAATCATTTTTAAAATAAAAAATAATATTGCTGTACATAGTGCAATATATAAGTTTTCCATTAAAATATATATACTTAAATAGTTCATATATTTTAACGCATTTACAATTCTTCAAAATCAATATTTATTTTTTCACTGTTAGATATGTCAAGTACTTCAAAATCATTAATTGGTATAGTTTCTCCTAAAGTAATTGGTTCTACTGGTGTATCAAATGTAAGCACAGAGTTATTTTCAGAAAATTTAATGCGGGGTTCAGGTTCAATGACTGTTATATTTTCATCCAATGTTTTGAAGTTAGTCGTGGCATTTGCATTAAATATTGAATTTGCATTTGTATTAGCTTCTGTATTGAGATCGTCAAATGCAACGGGGTTTACTTTAATCTTTGGTGCAGGTGCTGGAGCAGGTTTTTCAACAATTTTTTCCACCTTAGTTGTCTCTACTTCTTGTGTTTCATCAATGTACTGGCGCAGCAAAGTTTCAATTGGAATGCGGTCGCGAATGGTATTCATGATACAAGTCTGTACAATATGCTCAAACTCTCTATTGCGTTTTTGGGTTTCAAGAGGCTGGATATCAATCTCAAAAAGATAGATGTTGGAATATAATTTTCGTGCTATATTTGTATAAGCTTGGTGAATAAACACGCTAAAATCTGGGATGTCAATGGATACCTTTTTTGTTTCCGAACCAACACGAACACATGAGAGAATCTTCAATTGAATAATATGCACACATGTTAAAATATCTTCTAAATAAGAACAGTTGCATAACTCAACAATGCGTTTTTTTTCGGTATCAATGATACTTTGATTCCATTTTGGAATACGTGCTAAAAGATTCTGAAAAGTCATCAAGTACTTTTCCTCTTCGTCATTTTCGGTACACAACTGGACGGATTCGTTAAAGATAGAACGAAACCCATCTACAATATGGGGTGTCAAGTAGTTCATGAGAATAATGCTCCATTCATTCTTGGAATCAGATAAAGTGTTGCTACTGTAATCATCCATTAGTAAAATGGCTTAAAATAATAATAAAATAGGAACGCAATAATATTAAATTGATAATTTATAGTTAACATGGATTTTGTGAAAGATTATAGAACATAAAAGTTAGTGTATAATGCAAATTATTTAATTTTTTATTTTCCTCATCATGTTTTACTTCTCTATGAACACTTGAAAAAAGTTCATAAAAATTGTGATAAAATTGTTTAGGATTTCTATTATAGTCGTCTATACTTTGATAAGAGAATAACAACTCCGCCATTCTTACACCAAAACTAAGGGATTCACATGGTCCCTGAATCATTTTTCCAAAATTGGACCTTTCTTGTATCCTGGTTCTGAAATTTGGTGACAATGGGTATTTTGCAAAAGCAAGTAATCTAGATGCAAAATCAATATAATCGCCATCGGTATAAGGGGCATCACCTTTGATGTGAGCTATAGCGGCATCGATTGCTTGACACATACTTGCTTTACATTCACCACTATCATGCTGATGTGCCCCACCTCTTCGTGTTCTTCTTTTACTTCTTTTCATTCTCCTAGTTTTCATTATATTACATAAATATTTTACCTGTTTGAATATGTAAATCATCTCTTGTAGATACAAATGTAGTATAATTATCGTTAAATTTTATATTATGTACTCTACCACCAAAAGTAGCCACTATATTATATTGATCTACAAATTTATATTCACCGTATCCAAATGCATCCATTTTAAAATTGTCTAAAAATGTTATGGTTGAATTTTCCCACGTGTATGTTTTATTTTTAATATCATCGACGGTAAATCTTTTAAATAATGACCGAAACTTATTTTGAACTATACTCCATACTAATTTACAAGCATCATCAGAATCACTTCCAAGTGTAAATATATCTTTTGAAATGTGAGAATCATTTATTTTATTAATGATCGATCTTTTTGAAATAATTCTCATCGTTAATGCTACACGTACATTTGCATCATTATCTTTTATTAACCCTTTGCCATGTGTTAAATAATTAGAAAACAAATAAACATATCCCTTTTTATTCAATAATTTGCATATTAAATTCTTGTCTATATTCTCATCTATATCAACCAACGGAGCAAATTGATTACTTTTATTTATATTATTAAATTTGTTTTGGTAATCAAATAAATGTGAACCGAGTATTGCGTGCAAACTATTATTTTCATTATTATCACTTAGACCTATTTGTATTGTAAATTGTGGATAGGTATCATCTAAATTAATATATGGATCAATATGCCAATTGGCAGTATATGTGAAATCATCGTTATTTTTTCTTACAAAAAACTCGGTATTATAACATATACATTCGTATCCAATATAAGTCGAAACTAGATCATGTATTGTTTGATCTGTACATATTTGTTTAATATCATCATTATATTCGTGATGATGTTTCATTTGTGAATAATCATTATAGTTTTTTTCTAATAACCAATTTACGATTGAATCTATTTTTTCATCGTTATGTAAAGCCACTGGTCCAATATACCCATTCATTAAAAAAGATACCACATCATTTTTTTTGTAAATATTTGGATTTTCTACAAGAAAACAACTAATAAAATCGGTCAAATATGGATTATTTTCTTCAATCATTGAAAATATATTGTCTATGGTTGCCTGTTTTAAAATATGATCAGGTGATATTGAGCCTTGTATACATTCAACATTTAATCCTTTACATTTACTTAAAAGAACGTATAATATAGTTTGTTTTGATTCACTTGTAAAATGACAAATATGTTCTAATATATTTTTGAATATTTTATTTTGATGTATTGAATTATTGTCTAAATCATTCA